ATAGAAGTGGCGCAGATCCGTTCAAACGATCCATTCGAACTGATTCGGGCGAGTGCGAAAGCACCTCAGACCCAAAAAATCTTTCGACAGGTTCTTCGCTTGAAAAAGAAAGGCGCACTGTTCTGTTCTCTTCGTCGATAGCAGCGCGATTGAATTCAAAAAATCTTTGTAAATCTCCAGTATTAATTTTCTTCATCTGGAATAACCTCGGTTGTTATTTGGTTGATCTGAACGCCATATTCTGCCGCAAGCGCCGTTTCCTTAGTTCGTTGGTCGAAGACCTCTTCTAGATCTCTGCCGCTGGCACCAGCAATTTCAGAAAGGCTTGTGACACCAAGTTGGTAAGCAAGTTGATGTGCTTGGAGGTCTTTTACTGGATCAACCCAAGTCCAACCGCGTGGTTGCCAGCTAATTTCTATGCGGTCTACTTCGCCTTGTGACAGACCCAAAGACGCTGCGTTTTGCTGTAGCCAACGCTCAAAAACTGGTGTGTGAAGTTTGGAAATTAGCCACTGTTGGACTGCTTTCCAGCGATCACGCTCCTCGATTGTTCCAGCGCGAATGCTGCTAAAATTAACCTGTGTGAGATCGCCGCTTAGTGCGTGGTAGGTAACGCCCAAGCCAGCAGCTATGCCCTTTAAAACGCCGCTCACATAGTCTGAATACGCGCTCACTGGGTGGTTAGGGTCTAATAGGTTTACATCAACACCAGTTGGCAACTCCATCATTCCCAAGCCGTTTACATCGGTTGGCAATCCGTATTCTTGCGTTTTCTCGCCGTCTAGATAATCTCCGGTTGGCGTAGTGTAGAAACCAATTTTTTTAGCTGACATTTCCGCCGCTGCCATTTCTGCTCGTTCGTACCTATTGAGCATCAGCATATGAATCATTACGGAAGCCATCCAAGAAGCGCCGCGCACTTGGTTGGGTCTGTCAGTTTTGTAAATGTGAATCACATCGTTTGCAGAAACGACTTCGTATTCGCGGGTTGTTGGTTTACCGAATAAAGTCGGCATATCGTTTGGATTGCTTTTAAGAAGGTAATAGGCAACTGGCCTACCTTGCGCGTTGACCTCAATGCCTTGAATAATCTGATTTTGGTTTTGACCGGGTGGGCGATTAAGATCGTTGTCTAAAAAATCCGCGTCATAAATGGCTAATTGAATTGAGTCGTTTGTGCGAACAAACCGAATTAAGACCTCGCCATCCCGCGCACAAGATCTAATGATAAGACGCTGGATCTCTATCCAATTTAGCCGTCCGTCGATGCTGCACGTTTCTGCGCGTTGCCACTTTATAAATGCTTTTTCGACTAGCCGATTTATGCGCGTGTCTAGTTTGCCGCGATTTGTTCGCGCTTTAACCTGCAAGCGAATGCCATGCTCACCCACAGTGTTGAGCTCTGTGAGCCCTAAGTACTTGAAAGCGTAATCGTTGTTTTGCTCTAAATCGCGCGCGCGAGCTCTTAATGCTTTTGATTGCTCTTTGAGGTCTTTATTAATTGAGTCGCTTTGTGCAATCCAATCTTTAACGACTGTTGGAGAAGCAGCAGCCCATTTTCTGATGTTCTGTTCTAGGCTCACGATCTCACCCCAAAACCGCCACGGGTTTTAACGTTTATTTCGCCAGCCGTCTGATCTCGCATTTGGATAAGTTGCGGCAAGTCTTGGTAAGTCATTGAGCGCCCAGCGATTGAATAGCTGCTAGAGGTTTTGTTTGATAGCGTCAGGATTGCCGTTTCTAGGTTTTCTAGCCGCTTTCTAAGATGGTCGATAGGATCGTCGCTAGAAGCATCGCGGTTGGCAATAACGACGATCTCGCCGCTCTTAATAGTCAGGCGCTGGCTACTGCTAGTTTTCGTGATATACGCCTGATAATCGTATCTACCAACCGCATAATTTGCTGTGATTGTTGAAGAAACTGATGCGAGATAGTTTAAACCAGAGTTAACCGCGTCTATCTCAATTTCGGTTGACCCCGAATTTTGCAGTCGCAGAACGTACTTTAAAGTATAAAGAGAATTTGAGTAGTCTACATTCAAATCGGTACGCAACCACGCCAAAAAGTCACCAGCAACTATGCTAGTGGGTTCTGTAGTAGCGTAATTTGCCGCATCAAACAGATTTGCCATCTGTGCATGTTTTCAAACAATCTGTCGCAAAATAAGGCAAAAATGCGACAAATTTGCAATATTTAACAAAGTGACTATGCCTAACTATGACGTTCTAGCGGGCTAACTACGCTTAACTACGCTTAACTACGCCGAAGCATAGTTACTTGATTGTTGCTGCGAAAAGGTTTCTGTGTTTAATTTTCTCTCTTTAATTGTGAACTTTTAGTTGACTTTTAGACCTTTAAGTACCATTATTACTACATCGAAACGCAAACAGGTAGAAAAAAATGAAAGCAGCATACTTATCACAGTGGGAAATTCAGCAAATGGCAGAGGCCGCTTTGACTTGTTACGAATTTAGTTGCTGCTGGAAACGAGCTTTTGATGAAGCTGGTGAATTTGCCGCTGATGAACTGGGTGTAAAAGCTACCCGCGCTCAAAAAGCAACAGCGGTACGGATTGCTCAGACAGGCTGGGAGGGCATACAAATGTCTGTGGCGTCAGTAATCTATAACACAGGAGCCGCGTAAGCGGTCAAGAGGACAACATGGAAAACCAACGATTTAACGCCTATATACGCTTTATACGCAGCCTTCTACAAAGTGGTAACACTATCGAAGCACTTCTAGAAATCAACGCTTTAGCCAACACTCTGGCGCTAGATTTCGCCGAAAACAGTGCAAAAGTGCGCGAACTAGATTGGATTTTCAAAGCGACAAAACACAAAATTCAAAATTGCAGTAAACTAAATGTTAAAAACAGGCAGGTAGGAGTCAGATCATGAGCGATTCTTCTTTAGAAATAGCAGTCAAAGATTTTATCAACGCGCACAAACCCGAATTTATTGACATAGATTTCATCAACGAAGCATACGGCTCAGTAGCTGAGTTCATAAATTCTGAAGGTCAACCAACTGGCGATTTGGGTAGAGTAACCAAAGAGATACCAGCAAAACATCACAAAGACAACGTAAACCAAACTGTAGAATGGTATATCGAGTCTTTTCAAATAGCATATTACAAACTGCCTTCAAGTGAACGGATTAGCCAAGAAGATCACACGCCTGAGATTTTCTTTGACCCAGATTTTGACTTTGCAATGGGTAAAGCAAAAAAAATGGTGTTAGAGGGCAATCATGATCTGACTTTTACTAGGTTTGTTGAAGGATGCCCAATAGACGAAGAAAATGTTCACGAATATTTGCAAGGATGAAAATGGAAATTAAAAAAAGCAGTGTTGCAACAAAATACATGTACGAAAAGATTTATTCAATTTTAGATGGTGAAGAAAACCATCAATCTCAAAGTTTAAGCGAGTTGATGGATGAACTTGCGCTAACGTTTAAAAACGACACTGGTTTCACTATTCGTTCAGATTCCGATAAACAGTAGCTCTATTGATTCGGTATTTTTCTGCCAGTTCGTCGATGTTGCTACCAGTAAACTCTAGTCTTAATTGTTCGCTGTTTATTCTAGGTTTGGAGTTTATGTAAACGCGCAGACCGCCAAACTCAAACCGTAGTGCTGAAACAATTTGATCTATCAACTTTTCGCGGTCAGGTACGCTCAACGGAGACCCTTCAACCACCCTTCTGATAATTAAATCTACAGCCATGCACTACCACCAAATGACTTATTAACGCGCTTAGGTGTTGGCGTTTTTTCTGGTTCTGGTTCTGGTTCCCTAGTGCCAATTAGTCTTCTGCAAGCTAACCCATAAACCCGTATATCTATGGCCTCGTTTCGCGGTCTGGTCTGAACCCATTCTTGTCTTGGCCTTCCGCGCTGATAGCGAGTTACCAGTTTTTCTGCTGTAAGTTGGGCAAAGTATTCTTCGTCAAATTCAACCTCAATTGGGAAATGGCAATACCCTGCGCCGACTTCCGTAAGCTGCAATCGACTCATGATGATTGCTTTGCCCTGATCCACGCCGAGCGGTTCTGGAGTCACAGTTTGCTGCTTGCGTTTTCTTAGTCGTTGGAGTCGTTTGATACGGTCTTGAATAAGCGGTATACCGGAACCAGCTTGCCCCTTAACCGCCCAGCAGAAACGCCGTTTAGATACAAAGTCATAGACCAACTGCGTGTTGTAGCCAGCATCTAAGGCGCAGCCGTCTGGCTTTGTTTCTGTTAGATAGTCGGATAGGTCTTTCCAAACATCTGGCTGGGTGGTGTCACCAGCTAAGATCACATAATCAAGCGCCCAGCTTTCTTCATCTTTGCCCCAGCCTACTAACTCAAGTTCTAAACGGTCTTTTTGTACGTCTACCGCTACTGTTTTAACCTCAAACTCTAGGTCGTTTGGGTATTCTTCACGCCGCATTATCAGACCAAGTGGGTCTATCTGTTCTCCAGCCTCTTCATACGTTTCGCCTAAGACAGTATTTACAAACGTCTTCATCTGTTCTTGACCAGATTTACGCGCAGCGAGAAAGTCTTCAGCAGCGTCAGACCATCCGTACCAGCCAGCCGGTGAATATAGACTAGATAGGTGATAGCCGCGATAACGACCAACAGCAGTTGCCCTCCACTCGCCTTTGTTTAGCATGTTGGTTTTGTGTTTTTCTTCTATTTCTATTCCGCAACTTTCGCAGTGTAATTTAGCAGTGTTTGGATCGTCATCAGTCCAAATAATCCGCTTCCATTCAATGATTTGCATATCACAGCAATCAGGACAAGGCACAAAGTATCTGCGCTGATCGCTTTGCTCGAAATAGTCTTCGACTGTTGATAACCCTTTTACAGTTGGCGTGCTGACCATAAAGATTTTGCGGTTTCGCTTATAGGTTGCTGTTCGCCTGATAGCTAACTGAATTGGTGAACCTTCACCATCAAGATCTGAAGGGAAGGCATCGACTTCATCTAGAAACAGGTATCTTGCTGGCATTGATCGCAAGCCAACTGCTGAGTTTGAACCTGTCAAAATCAACGTGCCGCCAGCGTAATCTTTTTGGAATAACGTGTTGCCAGAATCTCGCGCCCTGGGCGTTGCCACCTTTTCCCTAACTAAAGGCACTGCGTCGATTGCTGGTGCTAGTCTTTGTTTACTAACTCGCTTTGCAGAATCGACAGTTGGCAAAACGTATAACATCGGTGCCGGTGCGTGACTGATCGCATAAAGTACAAAGTTAATCCCCGCTTCACTTGCACCGATTTGAGCACCCTTTTGAAACACCACAACATCAGTCGGATCACTTGCAGATAACGAATCCATGATCTCGCGCAAATATGGGGTTCGGCTAGTGCGCCATCTACCCGCTTCGCTGCTTGATGCTTGGTCTAGAATACGATGTTCGTCCGCCCACTGCGAAACAGTCAGATCGGGTTCCGGTAAAAGTGCCGAAGCGTATGCAGTCGAATAGTTACCCATCTATTTCAATGCTCAAATCAGTCAGCATTGCCATCAGTTCCCGTCGAAGTTCTTGGGCAATTTCTTTTTCAGTCCTTCCCACCAGAAGACTAGCAACCCTATCAGGAATACTAAGACACGCAGAGCGAACCGCCCTAGCCGCCGCATCCGCTTCCCGCTGAACATCATCAGCCTCAAGTAATTCAGATTTCTTTTTTCGCTCATCAAGTTCAGCCAGATTTGCATTGTGGAATTCACGTTTTGCGCGAGCTTCAGAATATTGAATAAAGCTGTCGCCAGACGCTGCTTCAACTGACGCATTTTTGCGACCTCTTAACGTTTTGTTTTCTT